CACCGCTCCAAACAAGGTATTCCATGCCCAAATTACTACCCAGGGCCCTAGAATTACTGCTACGATCATTAGTACCACGATCGCAAAAATTCCTAGATTCTTAAACATTTACATCCTCCGCGTCAGCTTCCTGCTCAGCTATTAGTCTGCTGAGTTCTAGATCCGCCAACTCTTTTTCAATTAACTTCTCCATCTTCTTAGCACCAGTGGCACTGCTGCCTTTCTTGTACATTCTGTGATAGTGATCTGCACAGTAGCTCTTGCCCGCGATGCTCTTTTGTCCGCAGAACGTGAACGGTGATTCCTTCTGCTCGGGTCCAATCCATTCACAGGTTCTGCTGGGTCCTAGTTCTAACATACTAGTGTCTCCTCATAACTGTAACTTCTGCCATCTGTTTCCATGACATAGGAAAGCTCTTGCGCAGGTCTGCTACCTTAAGTACTGTACGCAAGCTCAGCTCACGCATCTTAGCACGATTCTCAACAATGTAGTCTACAACTTCTGTTTCCTCACCGTTCTCAAAGTCGTAGGTTTCTAACATGCCGTCTTGAGTGATCTGCTTGATACGTAAGACCTTTTCACGATCTGTATCCATTTGCAAATCAATATAGTGACAGCGTGATTCCAGTGCTGCCAAGTGATCCTGCAACTTCTTAGAGCGTACATTCTCAAACTTGATGTTTGTGATAAAGATGGCACCCGCTTTGAATTCAAAGCTATCAGGCACCCCCTCTGCTCGCAACATGCGGCTATCAGTGTTCCAGCTGATGCGACGTTTCTTGCTAGAGTCCAAAGCTGCCTTGAGAATGTTCAAGCTAAGGTCATCTAACAGCACAGAGTCACAGTCATCGAACACCACAACGTTACCACGCTCTGAGAACTCGTAGAGCTTGCTGTACAAGCCAATGGCACTCATAGCACCCTTGACGATCTCATACTTGGGCTTCTTGCCCCCTAATGCATTAAAGATATCCTGCTTGCTGAGTACTTCTTCAACACCAAATGATTTGCCCACACCTGGGGGCCCTGTCACAATCATAGCACGTACAGTACCAGCCTTCACTGCCTGGGTCATGTCCTGTAGTACTTGAAAGCGTGAGCGCAGTCGTTCTACGATCTCTTCATCTGATTCGTGCGCTACTGAAGCATCGGATACCTTGATCTGATCCAGGCTCTTCACGCCTGGACGATCTACGCTAGCTGCCGGGGCACCCTCTGCGATCATGATATAGCTCTGTGTGTTGGAGCATTTGATGCGAATGCTACGATCAGGAATACCTGCATTGCTGGGCTGTACTGAGCCCCCTGCAACAGTAACATAGCCACCCTGGGCTCCTGTCTTGTAGCCTTCTACGAGCTCGAAACGGAACCCAGCCATAGATACGTCTTGTCCACGTATCTTATAGGTACCCTCTACGATTTCGATAATTGCTGGCATAAGTGTTCGCTCCTTAATTTATTTGTTCAAGTTCGTATTATACAGTCAAGCAGCCTGTTTGTCAACCACTATTTTATCTAAAGCCTCTTTCAAGGGCTGTAAGTTCACGCTGTTCAGGCTAGTATAGTACCATACCCCGTCTCGCATCACGTACAAGTACTCGCACCATGAACCCTTGTAGTAGTCCACCATTTCGTCCAAAGTGCCGAATGATTTCCACGTGGTCTCTTCACCGCGATCCCTGGTGTAGAACGTGCAGCGTGTGTCGGCATAGGTTTCAGGGTCTGTGCGCTCATCAAAGTCGTGCTGCTCGCCAATCTCAGCCCCCAAGCTGCTGATGTCACCCATGCTGATCAGCTTGTTAGTCTTTGTGCTATCGTAGAAGTTTTGTAGGATGTAGCCGTTGTGTTCTAGGTACCCGTCCCAATGACAGTACACTGACTTAGCACGTTCTCCGTGCATGATTGCAATTGCGCTACGTGTTGACATGTTATTCGCTCCTAATCTCTTAGTGTTCGTGTATTATAGCATCAAACTAGTGCTTTGTCAACCACTAGTTTGGATAACCCTTGAATCAGTATGGGTACTCGCTTTTTGGCTTCATCCAAGGACTCTTGGATCATGTCCTCAGCCACCCCGTCCGTTAACACTTCACGTGCATCTTCGTAGAGAAAGCCCCCTACGTAGTTCACCGCTAGCTCAACGTCCTCATGCATGACTCTGACCCTGAGCATAAACCAGTCCAACTCGCCCCGATCAATCTTGCGGCACATGTCATCTACGTCATAGTAGGGTAGGCCCGTGTCCGGATTGATGCTGGTGTCAAATGAGTCCTGGGGGTGCAGGTCTTCCCAGGTCTTGTCCACGATGACATTAAAGCCATCGCGATCATACTCTGCTAGTGTGTCGTAGTGTCTCATAGTCGCTCCTTAGGTTGTTTTGGGTGCGAACATCTCGCGACCCGCTTTCATGAACATAGTATACGCTACTCTGTCTGCTTTGTCAAGATCATCCCAACAGGCTTCCATGTCTTTGAGCCCTGCTAGTACATCTCCGTCTGTGTGTATATCAGCATACTCTTTGACCAGTGTGCATGCATCACCCAGTTCCATGTATAGTGGTGTACCCATTACGCTCCCCTTTTGTCTGTGTTAAGTGCTGGATTCAAACTACGGATTAATTCACGCTCACGAGCATGGGCTTCTGCTTTACCACGAACCATCTCATGCATACGTATGTCAATCTCGCTTTTGTCTTCTAGTGTGCGCAGATGCTGGCACAAGGCCCATGTCTTGCTTTCTGTGCGGGCACGATAGTAGTGCTTGGCAGCTCTAGCACGCAGACTCTTTAATACTGTGGTTTGTGTTTTGGCAGTAACGCCTATGTATGAGCCTATGGGTGTAACGATCTCATAGATGATATGATTACGATCTGTTCTAGTTTTACGGTTCATTTTCGCTCCTACTTTGCTCACTGTTTTAATAGTATAGCATCATCGAGCCAAAATGTCAACCCCTATTTGAGTGGCTTTTTTGCCACATTTGGATCGGGTGTCTTGGCACTCGTGTTCGTGATGCCAACCTCAGGGATGGGGGTGATCGATGAAACCCAATTAGGATCCCACATAGCTGCGTAGGGGTCCGGCTGCTGCTGCATCTTGAGATCCAAACACTGTCTCAGCTTCTGGGGGTCCTTGTGTCTACACTGCTGCTGTGTCTGGGGTCGCATCTGGGGTATATCTGAGTCTGCTGCTGTAGCTGTGTCTACCCAGTACATAGCTGCTGCTGTTACGATCTCTCTTATCATGGTCATCTCCACGTTATTGTTATGGTGGGCCCCCCGAGAGTCGAACTCGGCACCAACGGATTATGAGTCCGCTGCTCTAACCAACATGAGCTAGAGGCCCTTGTAGTGCTGTTAATCCGTTGTGGATCCCTCGTGATCATCCGGGATCAAGCCTGCAGCGCGATAGTCTTCTGTGACTGAATCCGCCATCTCATGCTGCTTGATCATCTTGTACAGGGGTTCCATACGCTGCTGTACAACATGTGGCGCTGCTGATTCCAGCTGTTGAAGATCATATTCACCGGGATAGTGTCTCAGACACTGTGCTGCACGCAGTCTAAGCTGTGAGGGTATACGTGGGGTCTGCTTGGGGTCACAGAGATCTCTCAGCAACTGTTCTGTTATACGTATGCTGCGATATCTTTCGTCTGGTAGTGTCATGATCTGCCTTTTTCTCCACATTGCGCAGCGGGGCCTAGTAGCCCTTGAGCCTGCGTTCCCATAGATTCTGGCAGAATATGCAGCGTGTGCAGCCCTTGACGAACTGTTGTCTCTCTAAGGGGATATCTTCTCCACAGTCTTCACACTCTGCAAGACTAGGCTGCGCAGCTTGTTTTTCCAAAGCCCGGCGCACATCTGCCACGGCATTCATGTTGATATGGATAGCATGAAGCTGAGCCATTTCGGCTTCTTCTTCATTGTTGTATTGAAAGTCGTCTTTGTCAGTGTTCATGTGATATATTATACAGTCTAGTGTAGAGAAAGTCAAGAACTATTTAATCCTCTGCAGCGGGGCCAGTGAGAGAACCGTAGAACACGGTTAGGGGTCGGTTACGCACGGTGGGAGAATGGTGGAATTCAGATTAGAAATAGTGATTTCGCACCGTTTGAGCAAGGTAGATACAGTAGATAGTGTGTATTTTTTGTTTGAGGCAGAGTGGTTTATGAGGCATAACAAAAATTCACACAATTCTACACTATTTCACACTTTGTCACACTGTTCATACCCTATTGCACGCAGCAGCGGGGCCTATACGCATGATATATTTACTATAAGGGTCAGTAAATCACACTTTTTGCTACAATTCACACAGACCTCAACAGCTATAAGCTTCTTAGCTCAGTAAATCACTCACTGTGCGTCACACATGCATATACACTAATCCTCTGCAGCGGGGCCTTGTAATTCCTCTAGTTCTATGTATGACTCTTCTATGGCCCATGTGGCCAGTACCACAGCACCTTCTGCGTTAACACACTGTTCAAACTCTAGATCAGCTTCTACAGTTCTTGTGACGCGAGTCTTATAGCCCAAGCGAGCATTACGCGAACG